AGACAATTCTCCTAAGCTAGTTTGCTACAAAGCGGCTCAAATTGGCTTCACCACTATGGCCTTGCTTAAAAGTATCTGGTTATGCAAGACACAGAAGATGGATATTATCTACACTATGCCTACGAGTGGAGATATTAGAGAAATCATTGGAGGTAAGATCGGGAGAATGTTAGCAAATAATCCTATAATAGCTGAGTATGCAAAAGAAAAAGATTCAGTCGAGCAAAAACAATTTGGTGACAACATTATTTATTATCGTCCATCGTGGACTGAGAGGGCTGCGCTTGGTATATCTGCGGATCTTATCATCAATGATGAAGAGGACCGGAGTAAGCAAGACATCATCCAGCAGTACTCTTCACGACTACAACATAGTAATAAAAAGTGGGCGTGGCATTTCTCAAATCCAAGTGTCGAGGGGAACGGAGTCAGCCGTTATTGGAATAAGTCCGACCAGAAGCACTGGTTCATTCAGTGTCACGGTTGCAATCGGGAGCAGTACTTGGAGTGGCCAGCAAGCATTGACCGTGTTAGAGGAGTTTTTGTGTGCAAACATTGTGGAAAAGAATTAACAAAAGAAGAGAGACGAGTCGGTAGGTGGATCAGTAAGTTTAAAAATAAAGAGTTTAGTGGATATTGGATCAGCCTACTAATGGCACCCTGGATCACAGCTAAAGAAATAATTAACTATCATGAAACGAAATCAGCCGAATACTTTGCAAACTTTGTACTGGGTCTTCCTTATGTGGGTGAAGGTAACCAGGTTACTCCTGACATCATCTATCGGAATTGCACGCCGGAGGTCAATAAACAGGATAGAGTTGTCATCGGTTGCGACTCAGGACTCAAAAAACATTACGTCTTGGGAAATAAGAACGGAATATTCTATGCTGGAATCACACCAACATGGGATACAATCAGAGGTTACTTACGCGAATACAAGCGATCTATAGCAGTCATAGATGCACTACCGGACCTTACAGAGCCACGGAAACTGCGAGAAGAGTTCCCCGGCCGTGTGTTCTTGTGTCACTATGCGCGAGATAGAAAGACTTATCAGATCATTAGATGGGGCAAGGGAGATGAAGCTGGCAACGTCACAGTCGATCGGAATAGAATGATGCAGATGGTTATTGATGACTTCGCGGGTGGCAAGATACCGCTTCAGGGGACACAGGATGACTGGAGCGATTTTGAATCGCACTTTGCTACCTTGTACAAGGTAACTACAATGGACGCGCTTGGAGTGCCACAGAGCGTCTGGGAGACAAGTAATGGGATGGATCACTTCGCCCATGCCACTTTATATTGGAGAGTTGGCATGGATAAATTCAGTAATGACGGTGGTAAGATATTCACTGGTGAGCTGTCAGACTTGCAGTACTCAAGTCCAGTGTTACCGGATGATACAGTGCATTGGAAACCAAAATTTATTATGCCTGAACCTGATGACAATGATTAGCCTAGAAATAACAAAAGAAGACGCTGAACTGTTTGTGGTCTTCCAAGAGAACTACGACACGTTTGTATTGCTAAAAGATAGCGGGCTGTTTGGTATTCGTAACGGTCTAGCGACTATTAACTTTGATAGTAGTGGAGCGATAACAGATATAGACTGTAACTTTAAACTATTCAAAAGGGGAAAACCTGTATTAGTGGGCTTGCATCTTTTATAAGTATGGTATAATAAAGTCAAGAGCGCCGGTCCAATCTGAATCACAGAAGGACATCAACAATTTTGTTGGTGTCTTTTTTAATATAAAAAATATCACATGGGGTTACTAGACGGGTTTAGATCATTAAGTGCAGATATAAACAAGGTGGGTACACCTGAGGCTGAAGCTGTCGGCACCTTGCTACCTGAACTCTCACTAGAGATGTCAGATGAAGAACTAATTGAACTAAAGCGTGACTGGATGAAACAGTGGGCTATCTACGAGCCGACTATCAGTAAGATGCAAAAAGAGAATGAGAACTACTGGCTAGGTCATCAAGCTAAGACTACTGATAAAGATACAGTTGATAATCTTATCTTTGAATCACTGGAAACCTTCCTACCAATTGCTACACGACCTAAAGCTGATCCATTAGTTGAATCAGACAACACAGAAGAGGGTAATGCCTTAGCTGATAAGGTGCGTAAAATGATCACGCACAATGCGGATCGCTTACAGTACAACCTACAACTCAAGCAAGTAGCCCGATTTTGGGCGCTGTACATGCTTGGGGTGTTGAAAGTAGGCTGGTCAATGAAAGAAAATGACATCACTTGTCTACCAGTACGACCACAGAAGCTAATCCTAGACCCTTCAGCGACTATCGAGAAGGGAGAATACACTGGTTATTACATCGGTGAAACCTTAAGTGACATGGCTTCTGTCCTCGTAGAGCGTTTTCCAGAAAAGAAATACTACATCGAAGATAAAGTAAAGAGTAAGATGGGGACAAAACTTCAATACATCATGTGGACTACTGATGATTATGTTTTCTGGACTTGCGAAGATCAAGTACTTGGTAAGAATAAAAACCCACACTGGAACTATGAGTCTGCTGTACCTGGACAACTAGATGAATTTGGAACTCAGCTACCAGACACAACACAGCCGGGTAAGAACCACTTTAAGAATCGAAAGAAGCCGTATGTCTTCCTATCTATTTTCAATCTAGGTGTACAGCCGTTTGATGATACTAACTTGGTGCAGCAAAACATCGGACTACAAGACCTCGTAAACAAGCGATTATCACAGATTGATAAAAATGCAGACAATGCTAATGGTGGGCTAGCTGTATCGGGTGACTCATTTACCGAAGCTCAAGCTGCTAAGGCGGCTAAGGCAAAGCGTAATGGTGGTGTTATCTGGGTGCCAACTGGTCCAGTTGGAAACGCAGTAGTCGAGCTTAATGGTACAGCTCTACCTACGTTCGTATATGAATCACTGATTGATTATCGTAATGAAATCAGAAATATCTTTGGTACGAGAGGCTCTACACCTCAAGGAACCATAGGAGAAGACACTGTGGGAGGTAAGCAAATCATCAAGGGACAAGATACAGACCGTATCGGAGGCGGTATCTCTACCTTCCTAGAACAGTTCTCAGACCAAACTTATAACTGGTTTGTCCAGCTTATGTACGTTTACTATGATGAACCACACTCAGCAGCGGTGCTAGGGGTGGAGCGATCAAAGGAATATATCTCATTAGTCAACAGTGATTTTACCTCAGACCTGTCTATTGGAGTCAAAGAAGGATCAATGATCCCTAAAGACCCAGCTAGTCAGCGTGGTGAGGCATTAGAACTGTGGGCGCAGAACGGTATTGACCCAATATCATTCTTTGACCGGCTAGAGTTTCCGAATCCTAGAGAGTCAGCTAAGAACTTGTATCTATGGATGAGTGACCCAGTGGCACTCTTCCCGGACCTACAAGCCCAGCAGATGCAACAGCAAGCTATTGACCAGCAGATAGAACAGACGCAGATGGAGATAGCCCAGGAGCAACAAGTGGAGGGAGTTCAGACCGGACACAATCAAAAGCTAGAGCAAATACAAGCTAGTAAACAAATAAAAAAATGATGAAAAATACTAAAAACAAAGCCCTTGAAGCCCTACATGGTTTTGGCAAACGTGTAGTTGATAATACTGGTGGCTTAGTTAAGCAAGCTAAGTATGAAATGGGGAAAAAAGGTCAGCAACGAACATACGAAGCGTACAAGATGGTCAATGATGCTGATAAAGCTGGTGTCAAAGACAAAGGAAATGAGTCCGACCCTTTATTCCGGGCAAGAACAATGATGAAAGCTGCCCAGCGTAAAGCGTTGGAGAAGAAACAAGTTTAATAATAGTTATGCCCTTTCTCGACCTAGGGCAATAGAAATAAAGTCTGCGTAAATTTATGGAAAAAGAAAGCTTAGACGAGATCTTGTCGGACGTTAAAAGAGAGGGGGAAAACCCTTTTGAGACATTGGACACTACACCATCGGAATCGGCACCCGAAAAAGTAGAAGAGGCGAAGGCTGAAGACAAGGAGGACGAAGACAACCTACCTTTTCATAAGCATCCTCGTTGGATCGCAAGAGAGAACGAGTTAAGCGACTTACGAGAAAGTAATGAGGCTACCGCTAGGGAACTAGAGGAACTCAAAACGATTAAGGAGTCAAAGACCAACAACTCTAAATCAGACATTCCAGACTGGTTCTCAGAACTATATGGAGAGAATGAGACAGCGTGGCAGAAGTACAGCGAACACGAACAAACAAGGACTGATGAAATAGAGAACCGAATCCTAGCAAGACAACAGGAAAAAGCTCAGCAACAAGTGGCTGAAGACACGAAGTGGAATAAGTGGGTAGATAGCGAAATAGCACAACTAGAGGCAGATGGCCACCAGTTTGAGCGTAACAAGCTCATTAAGACCATGCTCGATTACAGCCCGACTGATGCCAATAATAACCTGGACTTTAAGAAAGGTATCCGTATCTACGAAGCATTGGAGGGGAAACCAGACAGTGCTAAGTCCGATGCGCGTAAAGAGTTAGCTGACAAAACTACCGCAACGACAAAGGGTGAACCTGTTAAAAAGAACTATATGACTCCAGCGGAGTTACGCAATAGATCTTGGGGCAGTTTATAAACAATTTAAAAATAAACATTTATGGCATTTGGAAATAGAGTAACAACAACTACTCAATCTAAACTGCTTCCGAAAGTAGTCGACACTATCTTGAACAGTAATGTTCTAGCAACTCGAATCCTTACGAAAGCATCAAAGTGGAACGGAGAAAGACTGAAGTTCCCAGTCAAGTACGCGAAGAATACTACAGGTCAATCATTCTCAGGTTTTGATTCATTCTCAACCGCAGCAACAGATAACCGTGTAAACCTAGAGTTTGTACCTAAGTTCTATCAGATGACAGTAGCACTTCCATTGGATGAGCTATCTGTAAACGCAACTGAAGAGCGAGTACTAGACCTAGCTAAGCTCGAAATGCAGTCAACTGCACAAGACATGGCTGATGATATTGGTACTCTATTCTATGGAGACGGTACTGGTAACGGTTCTAAGGACTTCTTGGGACTCGAAGCTATCGTGGATGATGGAACAAACGCAGCAACTTATGGATCATTGTCTCGAACTACTTACAGTTCACAACTACGATCTACCGTAACTGCATCAAGTGGTACTATCTCACTAGTTAAGATGGCTAACCTTTACTCAGCCGTAACTGCAGGTTCACAAAAGACTACTCTTGGAGTAACAACTGAAGCTATCTTCAACCTATACGAATCATTACTACAACCTCAGGAAAGAATTGCTAAGGATGTATCAATGATGAAGGCAGGTGGAAATATGGGTAAGGCAGGTACAGGTATGGTGGGTGGTACAGGATTTACAGGACTTTACTACAAGGGCTTCCCTATCCTAGCGGATGAGAAAGCAACTTCTGGAGTACTGTACTTCTTGAATGAAGACTTCTTGGATTGGTACGCACTACCAGTAGCTATGACTACTCCAGTGTCTTACCGTTCACAAGACATCGAAGGTAACGACTACTCAGAAGTAACTGGACTTGGTTTCTCTTGGAGTGACTGGATCAAGCCTACTAACTCAGCGTCAGTAGTTGGTCACATTTACCTAGGTGGAGAACTTATCTCACAAAACCCGAAGAGACACGGGAAGCTCACAGGTATAAACTCAGTATAGTTTGTTTAATAGCTTAATTTAAAATCATTTTATGGCTTTAGACTTAGTAAATTACGACCCAGCAGTCTCAGCAGGTGCCAAGATTGGCTACTCGCGTGGTGGTGGCGCTGTAACACAGCTCACGAACCGGGCTACAGGAGTAACAGTCAACGCTCTCTCAGGAACGATTACGACCAACAACACCTCACTCGCAGCAGAAGCTTCAGCCGTGTTTGTAGTAACAAACAGCGAAGTGGCTATCGGTGACGTAGTTGTTGTCTCACAGCGTTCAGGAACAGTTGGTCTTATGACAAGTATAAACGTATCTGCTGTAGCAGCAGGTTCATTTACGCTGAACGTATTGAACAACAACCCAGCATCAGGTATCGCAGAAACCGGAGCAATCATTATCAACTTCGCGGTTATAAAAGCCGTTTAACAAATTAAATTATGGCAACATCATTAACAGGTCCGTTACAAGTTATCGGAGCCGATGTGTTATCAAGTAAAGCAGACGCAGCACACACTCTTGGAGCGTATGCAGAAACACCAGACGGACGAGGTTTCCGCTACTTCTTAAACGGAGCCGTCGCAACTGTCGCTGGATTGGTGTATCAAGGTAAAGCCCTTGATGCTACCAACGACCAACCATCAGGCGGTCATGCAGTCGCAGTCGCAGCTATTGGAAGTCTTACTGTTACTACTACAGCAACACTTACAGCAACAAAAGACGAGTTTGCTGGAGGTTTTCTATCAGTAGTGGTAACACCAGGACAGGGTTACACATACAAGATTAAAGGAAATACAGCAGCATCAGCAGGTGTGTGTACTTTCACTCTTGAAGACCCTATTGTTGTAGGACTTACAACAGCATCACGAATTATCGTGGCTCAAAACCCATACGCAGGTTGTATTGTTGCACCAGCAACTCCTACAGCAGCGATTGTTGGAGTAGCTCCTGGTATCGTGGCAGCAGGGCAATACGGATGGTTACAAGTTACCGGACCGTGTGCAGTCTTGTTTACAGGAACAGGCGCGGCTGGTAAGGCAGTAGGTACACTTTCAGGTGGAACTATTGGCTCAGCAGCACCAGCTATTGCAGCTACTAATATCCTTGGTTACCAAATGGCAACAGGTATTACGGCTGAGTACGCACTAATTAACCTAACACTAGGCTAGTTAACTCACTCTGTCCCTTATGGGGGCAGGGATGAGCGCATTAGCTCAATTACAATAAAAGGCTTGACGGTGCCGTAAATTCGTCAATAAATAATATGCAAGCGATACAATTCAAAAATTTTTCAACAGAAGACTTTACTTGGAAATGGGACGGAATTCCGTATACCTTTCCAGCCGGAAGTACTATGTTTTTAGAAGACTACAAGGCTGAACACTTTGCTCAGCACCTAGTAGATCGTGAACTAAACCGAAAGAATGTGCCAACTAACAACATGATGGAACGAGCTAAGTTTGGTAAATTATGTTTTCCAACCTTAGAAACCATCACTCCACTAGAAGCTATGCAACGTAATGAAGGCAAGACAGAGGATAAAAAAGATGATACGGAAGAAGAGTTTGCTGGACTCAGGAAAGAACCAATGGTCAGAATAGAAGTAGTTGCTGATAAAGAGAAGAAAGAGAAGAAAGAAGTTGCCATTAACAGAAAAGAACCATTACAAAGTAACTAATATAAAAATTATGTAAAAATATATGCATGTCCTACAATCAAAAAGGTAAAACAAAAACAGAGCAACATAGGAAAAAAATAAGTGAAACTCTTAAAAGACTAGGAATAAGACCACCAAGTAATTTGGGGATAAAACGTACAGAAGAATTTTGTAGGAAAATGAGTGAAGCAAAGAAAGGAAAAAATACTTGGTCAAAAGGCAGAAAGTCATCTTTGGAAACTAGAAAGAAAATGAGTGAAGCAAAGAAAGGAGGTAAAAATCCTGCATGGGTCAAAGACAGGAGTAAACTTAAAAAGTCAGAAAGAA